CCTTGATTTCCACTCGACATGGGTAACGGTCAGTCCATCGCAATAAGTATGATACGTCGATCCCTCCACGAAATTCATCGAGCACAACACACTTTTCACCTTGGTAGCCATCCCAAAATTTAGTTCTTGGACTTTTAGTGTAAGCAGAGAAAGTTGCTTCTTCCCAGGCCCTTCTAGACTTACCAGTTCCAGATTTACCCCAGTAGACCCAGCATGTTCGCACAGTTTCGAGAGCGGCCGAATAGTCACTAGCAATACATCGCAAGGTCCGGTAATGCTGAACTCTAATATTTGCACTGATTTCCAGTATTCGTCCAGCACATGCGGCTTGCCATACCAACTCCCAATCCGTTTTGCTTGCCGGATTGACGGGCTTAAATCCGAGCTCGAACTGGCTTCCGGGGATTCTTGTTGCTTCCTTCCATACGTATGCTTCAAGCGCAATTGAGCGGGAGGGCTCAAGATGACAGGTGTCACAAAACAATTCTTTTGCTCGGAGGAGACTGAGTTTTCTTGACACCCCAAAGACAAGCTGCCAATGCTTGTATCCAGTTTCAGATTCTTCTGCCTGGCCTTTGCACCATACGAGAGGGTCGACGAGCTGCAGGGGGACTGACCAGTCGGAGAATGGGATAGTGGCAGACCAGAAAATAAAGCGTCGCCCTGGCATGGGTTCATTTAATGTTTAGTAAACTATGTCTATTAGGTTATTTTATATATAATTGTCGGAAAAATAGTTTTTCCGTAACGCTGTAACGCATGGAAAAGGCGTCTTGGCGTCTTCACGTCAGTAAGTAATAATAGAGGACGCCTTTTTGGAAAAGGGTCCTCCGGGTGCTTCCTGACGTGATTGGTCGTAGACCGGGGCGGTAAACCGCAATTGAGGGGGTTCCACCCCCTAAGGGCGGACACACGTAACCGGTGTCCTTTACTTAGCATAAAGGTGATGTAGAGATAGATTTATATATTTTTAAAAATAGTATCAAATTGAAAACCTACGATTCCAGTACCAGTTACATTATTAGCACCACCATATACATAAGGAACACAAAGCATATAATAATTACCAAAATTTGAATACAACGAGTTATTATCATACTTATGTGTCTTGTGAACAGGAATATTTAAAGTAAATGTTTTACCAGTAACTACAGCAGAAGGAGAATTAACATCTACAATAACATCTAGCATTTTAGTACACAATTTTGGATTAGTAATCAATTCAGTAATAAGAGTTGATCGAGGAGCTGGTAGCAAAATATCACCCATAGGAGTTCCAGAATCTGTAATAAGACTAGCTAGTAAAGTAGTTGCTGAAGTTGTGTACTCCTCACGACTCTTCAAGACAATAATTCTATAGGCATAATAATTAGGAGTTGCATTAGTATTAACAGTACAATGAATTTTAAACGCTTCTATACTAATTTGATCACCATCTCGATTAGCTAAACCATCTCCTTGAGCTATTGGAGCAAGATTAAACAGATACTGTGCTTGATGAACAGTACTCCATGAGTAATACCCAGTGAAATGTTTAGCAGGAGCATTTTTAACTAATAATTCTTTAAAGGACATTAGGATTTATTTTTAAGGTAAAGCGGGGTACATACACTCGATTGAAATCAATTTCAGGCCGGTTAGAGTACCGTTCTGATTCATCATAGTCTTGATCTCTATATTCAATACGTCTTCGTTTTACATTTCTATCAGGAGTAATAGGCGACAAAGGTGGGCGATTACGACGATTATTATTATTTGTATACTCACGAACTGCAGTAACTACTTCAGCACCTGCTAGTATAGTTGCAATACCAGCAGTGATAGATGATGAGTACTTAGAGTCTAACACATCAAAACAAACATGATCAGCTACAGCAAACAATATATTCATTTGGTTAACTATCTTCTTCGATTGCGACCATAAGATTTAAAACGGTAACTTGTCTTTTTAAAAGGTCGGTAAGTTGTCTTTTTAAAAGGTTTCTTGAATCTCTTAAAACGATTTCGGGCAGTAGCAGCAAATTTAGTACCCCAAGTAGATACACGATTAAGAGGATAATAAGGTTTTCGATACCTACGAACAGATGCATAATAGTTATAAGCCATTTTATTTGGATAAAGATTTAAGGAAAGTAAACTATATTAAGTCTTCTTTTTAAAGCAGCCAAAGTATCGCTATCCAAGTCTGGATACCAACTATCCGGGGACAAATTAGAAGTAATCCATAATGTAGTCATACAAAGAGGCATTGAGGATCCCTTGATTTCCACTCGACATGGGTAACGGTCAGTCCATCGCAATAAGTATGATACGTCGATCCCTCCACGAAATTCATCGAGCACAACACACTTTTCACCTTGGTAGCCATCCCAAAATTT